CCATACAGAGAAATAGAAATTATACACGCAGTTTATCCAAGATCAGATTTTGATCCGACAAAAAGAGATACAAAGAATATGCCATTCGAATCAGTATACTTCGAATATAAAAATGGTAACGAACTATCCGTATCAGGTTTCAAAGAGTTTCCGTTTGTCGTGCCAAGATATTTAAAAGCATCACATGAAATTTATGGAAGATCACCAGCAATGACAGCGTTGCCTGATGTGAAGATGTTAAATGAAATGGCAAAGACAACAATCAAAGCTGCACAGAAACAAGTAGACCCACCTTTACTTGTACCTGATGATGGTTTTTTATTACCTGTAAGAACTGTACCAGGTGGTTTAAATTTTTATAGATCAGGTACGAGAGATAGAATTGAACCTTTAAATATTGGTGCAAACAATCCATTAGGTTTAAACATGGAGCAGCAAAGAAGAGAAAGTATTAGAGCTGTATTTTATGTAAATCAACTGATGTTGCAACAAGGACCACAAATGACAGCAACAGAAGTTATACAAAGAAACGAAGAGAAGATGAGATTACTTGGTCCTGTATTAGGTAGATTACAATCAGAATTATTAAAACCACTTATTGATAGAGTATTTAATATCTTACTTAGAAACAATCAATTACCACAAGCACCTGAATTTTTATCAGGTCAAGATATAGAAATCGAATATGTATCACCATTAGCTAAAGCACAGAAATCCACAGAGTTACAATCAATTATGAGAGCTATTGAAATCATGGGAAGTTTAGCTAATGTAGCTCCTGTATTTGACTATGTTAATTTTGATAATCTTGTAAAACACTTAGCTGATATTGTAGGTGTTCCACAAAAGATTTTAAAATCACAAAGTCAAGTTAATGCAGAAAGAGAACAACAACAAGCACAACAACAGGAGCAAATGCAAATGCAACAATTACAACAAGTAGCAAAAGCAGGAGGAGACATAGCACCACTAGCTAAAGCCTTACCTGAAGAAGCGAAAGCTGTTGCAAATGCTGAAACAGAATAATGGGTGAAGCCAAAGAAAAACAAAAAAATTTTGAAAAGTATGTTCAAGATTTAAAAAAAAATTATCAATACATATTCAATACAGACGAAGGCAAAGCAGTCATGTCTGATTTAGAAAAAAGATGTCACTTCTTCACGACTACCAATATCAAAGGTGATAGTCATGAGAGTGCATATATGGAAGGACAACGTAGCATCCTTCTATTTTTAAAAGCAATGCTACAAAACGATAACGAAAAAGGTAAGTAACTATGTCAAGCGAACAGATAACACAGGAAACTGTGCCTGTAGAAAAGACAGAAACATCTACAGAAACAGTTAAACCTTCGACACAAGAAACAAAACAAGAAGCAACAACATCAACGACACAATCAACTTGGAAAGAATCTATTAGTGAAACTTATAGAAACGATCCTAATATACAAAAATTCACAGAGATTGATGCGTTAGCTAAAAGCTACATCAATGCTACAAGAATGATTGGTCAAGATAAAGTTGTCATACCTACAAATAATTCTACAGAAGATCAGTGGAACGAAGTATATGATAAACTAGGTAGACCTGAGTCTGCTGAAAAATATTCTTTAGATGTAAAATCTAAAGTTGTTTCTTTAGATGATAACGCTGTAAAACAATTTGCAGAAACATCTCACAAACTTGGTTTGAATAATAAACAAGCTCAAGGTCTTTTAGAGTTTTATAAACAAAACATGGAAGGCACAGCTCAACAAGCTAAGATTGATACAGAAACTGCTCAAGCTCAAGCTGAACAGGAACTTAGATCAGAGTGGGGTAGAGAGTTTGATACTAAAGTAAAACAGGCAAGTTCATTAGCTAAAGCTAATATCAAACCTGAGATACTTGATATGACTTTATCAAACGGAACTAGACTTGGTGATCATCCTGAAATCATAAAAGGATTTGCAAAGATTGCAGGTATGATGTCAGAAGATAAAATCGTTTCAACTGAAAGCGAAAGTGTACAATCAAATCAAAGTATACAAGATGAAATTGATTCAATTATCAATGATAAAGCTAGTCCTTATTGGCACAAAGGTCATCCTAATCATGACAAGCAAGTACAACAAGTCTATACACTTAGGGAGATGTTAAGTGGCAAGTGATAACCATTTAAACAAAGAAGAAATTAGACTAGAAGTTCTCCGTATCATTAAAGAAAATGGTACGGAGAATCAAAAAAGAAATCCCTTGCCAATCGCTGACGAATATTATAAATGGATAATTAGTGGGACAATTCGAAAGAACCCTACTGACAAGAAGGACAGACTCTAGTCTAACAGACTTTAAATGCAAGAGATGCCTACCATTCGGTGGAGAACCTTTCTGATTATTTAACACTAACAATAATGGAGAGACAATTATGTCATCACAAATAACTACAGCTTTTGTACAGCAGTACTCTGCAAACGTACAAATGCTATCTCAACAAATGGGATCGTTATTAAGAGACAAAGTCAGACTAGAAAGTGTTACAGGAAAAAATGCTTTCTTTGATCAAGTTGGCTCAGTAACTGCTGTTTTAAAAACTAGCAGACATTCAGACACTCCACAAATAGATACACCTCACGCTAGACGTAGAGTATCTCTTGCGGATTATGAATTCGCTGATCTAATCGATCAACAAGACAAAGTAAGACTCTTAATAGACCCGACATCGTCTTATGCTCAAGCTGCTGCTATGGCAATGGGTAGAGCTATGGATGATGTAGTAATCAGTGCCGCTTTAGGAACTGCATTTACTGGTGAGACAGGAAGCACGTCAACTACATTACCATCTGCACAAAAAATTGTGGAGTCAGGTACTGATGGTTTGACTATTGCAAAATTAAGAACTGCAAAAGAAAAGTTCGATTTAGCAAGTGTAGACCCGTCAATCGCTAGATTTATCGTGGTATCACCTAGACAAATCACTGACCTATTAGGTACAACTGAAGTAACAAGTTCAGATTTCAACACTGTGAAAGCACTCGCAAATGGAGAGATCAACTCGTTCTTAGGTTTTAACTTTATAGTATCAAACAGACTATCTATCGCATCTTCTAAAAGAAAATGTATTGCCTTCGCACAAGATGGTATTACATTAGGTGTTGGTAAAGATGTTCAAGCTAGAATAGACGAAAGAGCAGACAAATCGTATGCTACTCAAGTTTACTACTGCATGAGCATTGGAGCAACGAGAATGGAAGAAGAAAAAGTGGTAGAAGTTCAAGCACACGAAGCGTAATAAGGAGGATAAAATATTATGGCAAATTCAATACAACAAGCGAAAATTGCTGCTACTCCTTCTGAGAAAGTAAAGACTAACGAACTTGCAGGTAGAGTTCGAGTAGCTTTTGCTGAGTACGAAGCGAGTGCAGAACAATCAACTATTCATATGTTTAGTTTACCAAATGGAGCTAGAATCCTTGGTGGTAGACTTGCACATGATGCACTAGGTTCATCAACTACATTATCAGTTGGTCATAACGCATACATTGATTCATCAGGATCAACAGTAGCTCTTGACGTTGATGAGTTCAAAGCGGCTGCTTCTTCAGCATCTGCTTCATCTGCTGCTATTGCAACAACAATAGCTTTAGGTGAGAACTCAGTTGTGAACGCTGATAAAGATGGTATCCCAGTTTCTGTAACTATTGCAGGAGCTAATGGTACTGGAACTATTCAGTTGCACATGACTTATGTTATAGACTAATCAATAATTTAGGTGGGGGAGCAATCCCCCATCTTTCTTTATGACAAGAGCTAGATTTGACCCAAGACTCATAGATATTTACAAAGAGCCTAGACTTTTGTTGCATTTTCAATGGGGAAACGATAATAAGATTTATAGATATGCTTTAGTTGAAAAAATTGATATAGGTAGTATCAACGAATTAACAAAGCAAAAGAAAGATGAATTAAATCTTTCTAACGAGGACATTTGGAAAAAATATGGCATCAATAGTAGACATCTGTAATGGAGCATTAAATCAACTAGGAGCAACTACTATTCTTTCACTTACAGAAGATTCAAAGAACGCAAGACTTTGCAATGCAAGATATACACAAGTTAGAGACGCATTATTTAGATCACATCCTTGGAACTGTTTACAAAAGCGAGTAGAACTTGCAGCAGATACAGCTACACCTGCTTGGGGTTTTAGTTCACAATATACTTTACCATCAGATTGTATGAGACTACTTCGTATATTAGATTTTGATTCTAATTACAAAGTAGAAGGTAGAAAAATATTAAGCAACGCATCAAGCATGAAAATTTTATATGTTGCTAGAATTACTGATCCTAATGAGTATGATGAATTATTAAGAGAAACTATATCAGCTGCATTAGCAGCAGACATTGCATATGGAGTTACATCTTCAAATCCTGTAACTCAAAATATGTATCAACTGTTTCAAGATAAATTAAGAGACGCTAGATTTGTAGATGCTACTGAAGGTCAGAATACATCACCTGATCTTGGTATGACAGATGAAATAGAGTCAAGTACATTTATAAACTCAAGGTATTAACACATGGCTAGAGTTGCAGCACAGCTGACCAACTTTACAGGTGGAGAACTTTCACCACGTTTA